CTCACACCCCTCCGCTTGGGTTGTCCTACAGCAGATTCTCAGCGAGCAGTCCCCTTAGCACGTCGCAACTTCTTTGATTGATCAATTCATCGAAGAGTTCCGTGATCTGGTGCATCAGACTCGCCTAAATCGCTACCACTGTGCAGTGGTTTCGGGCTTCAAGACGGTGTAGAGTGTGTGTCAGTCCGCTCTCCTCATCAGGTAAGGAGGATCAAAGACCGGCCTGGATGTCGTGCAGCGCGCACGCCATGGTGTTTGCGTCATGACCATTCAAGGACAAGGTCGTGCAGGAACCGCCTCTGCTTAAGCATAGCAAAGGGCGGTGGGAGGGAAGCAACGCGACGTTGGTACCAACGCCAGCAGTTCGCATTGTGCTGTATAGAGTGGAGAAGTTGCACTTCGGGGTTCGCATTCACTGCAAACTCCGGGTACATCATCAACACCCAAAGATAGAACTGCCCCAGCTCTAAGGGGTCCCGTTCCGTCAAGTCTAAGGTCCAATGCCCGGAAAGAGGCAGGCCCGAAGACGACAGCACTCGCGTTGAAAGCTGATGGAGGTGAACCATCGCCGCTTCCTTCAGAACGACAGGTTGAGGCCCCCGACGCCCCGTATCACGAACCTCGCTCGATCCAGCCGAAAGCTGGAGAGGTGTCAAGTTAGTGAGGCGGTGCCCGGAGGGATCCCGAATCGTTGCTGAAAGGACCATAGCCCTGACGATGCGCTTATCCAGTCGCGACGGTTGATAGTCTCCCACAGGTGTGAGACCAAGACCGCCGTACTGTTTCGGCACATAGAAAGGGATGTGGTGCTTCCGGAAGAAGTCTAGCTGAGATACGTTCTCTGCCAGAAAACGCCGGTGAAGGGAGACGGGGTCGACGCAGTCGGCTGCTAAAGACAGCAGCTCGGCTTGCCGAGACCCCATATCCTCATCGACGTCAAAGGCCGCAGCGCGACCTCCAGACCTCTTCAATCCCAACAGAAGGCCAAGATTGACATAGCCTACTTGGTGCAGTGTCAGATGGGTTTCCACATGAGCGGCAGCCCGTCGCTTCGACAATTCGTGTGACATCCGATACAGCGTCGCTGTATGCGGGTCCGAAGTCAAGAAGTCGACGGGCAGCCCCATCGTTAGATCCTCTGTATCTGCAACAAGGAATTCCTCCGGTTCGACGACGAAGTTGGTCGAGTTGATATTCACAAACTCACGACTCCAGTACGTCTTACCCACAGAGGGTTCCAGGCCTGCCATCAAGGCAATCTGTTCCCACGCACGACGACAAGTGTCTGAGGCGAGGAATGCGCAGTCATCGCCGTTAATCAGGAGTGGCAACTCATCGAGCCGATAATACCGTCGCGCACGGTAATCGGTCAGTGTCATTGCAAGTGAACAGACAGCCGCGTTCACCATGCAAAGCACGGGGAAGGAAATAATGGACCCCATGAGCTGCCCGGCCATCTGAGATGTCTCAGTGCCGGTCTCCGGATCGACGAAGATGTGCCTCGTCAACGCCCGCAGTCCCAACTCTCGCAATGCCAGCGGGATACAGCACGTGTCACAGTACTGTTCCCAAACACACTCGGACAGCTCCTTACGGAGGTTGTCGGTGGCGGCCTTGTAATCACCAGAAAGGTAAGCCTGACCTGGTGCGAGATTGGTTCCCAGGACGCGCTGCAGCAACGAGTCAGTTACCGGCTCACCGATAAGCGTGAAAGCACGATTAGCACGGAGGGTACTCCACATGTGCCTCTGCAAGGGTTTCAAGCAGAAGTACGTGAGGGGTGGTCCCTTCGAAATCACACGAACTTTCAACGCCTCCGGAAGAGCAACTGGCTCGACAAACGGCCCTTCCTTCATCGCGAGTTTAAGCGCTTTGAAGTACATGGTCGAGAATCGCTGCTGCAACAAGTCCTGGTTAGACAAGCGGAAGTGTTCCTCAGACATTGTCCTTGCCTCCTCCCCTCGAACCCGCTCGAACACAGGTGCGACGAAGGGCGCTGTACTGGCTGGTGTATCACCGACGACTGCCTCATAAAGAGACGTCTGACGGTCATCACCCGGCCGGCGCAGCAAACCCAAGTCAAACAAGTGTCCGAACGTACCGAGCTGGTTACGTGTTCGGTTATAGTTTGCGGAGAGGGAAGGCATGAATGGTCGCAGAAGGTCCCGAGAATGGAACCGACTGCCCGAGAAGATTTCTTTCACAACGGAACGGCATCTGTCCTGGAGATCAGAAAAGGACACCCACCGATCAACGGCATCACCCTGCGCACGGTCTCCCCAAAAAGGGAAGCTCACGCGCGGAATGTGCTCAGTGTGATTGGTGAGCGTCTTCACTGTATCCTGGATTGCAATCTCGAGAGCCGCCTCATCTGGACGAGGCATGCCCTTTTTAGATTGGAGGATTGAGGTCAAGAGCGACCAACGATTCCTCTGCTGCTCCAAGGTGACGCACCGCTTCGGCGAAAGGACAAGATCGAGCCAACGGCCGACTCTGCCACCAAACAGCTTATGAGCAAGATCCAAGGACCCCTTGACGGGATTCTTGGGCAGCTCTTGAGCAGTATGGAAAGCAAAGAAGGCAGCCAGCTTGTATTTCGTCCATTTAAGCCAACCGCAGTGTGCCGACTGTTCACTCCAGGCAACAAGGGTGCTCGCCAAAGAGGTCGAAGCATCACCATAAAAGCCGAACAGTCGGAAGAGGTCCACAAGAACCTGCAAAGACAATCGCAGGTTGTGAACATCCTTCTCGGTAATTGACGCAACAGGTACGGCGGAAGATAGTTCCGCACCCGGGAGTGTGAGCATCCGTTGCTCACGTTCTACCATGGCGTCGCACTCTGCAGATAAACATGGGAGGGGGACACGCGGTTTCAGCTCTTCAGCTGACTTGCCGCGGTCGTCATTTCCCTGACCACGCTTCGAATCAACCTGAACCACTACCCCCGACGGGGGAAAGTGAGAACGGAAGATTTCGATTTCCTGCAGTATGCACGATCCTGATTCGCTTTTGTTTTCGTAAGAAGACATGGC